GGGGGTATATACGGGTTTGCACCACTTTGCTTCCATTTCCCCCCAGTTGCATGGATTGTTAAATATTTCACAGATTGGCGTGTTGCACAATAACAGATATATATATTTGTGCATTATTCCATATTGTAATTTTGGGCGTGATATGCTATACTATAATTGCAAAGGGGATAAGGGGTAATCAATAAAGAATAGCCCGGCTTCCTGAATTTAATAGAAAAAGGAATGAAAAAAATTATGAAAAGAAAAGAATTCATTGGGAAATTATCCTACTATGAAAGATTGAACTGCTCTTGCTATGGGAATCCGCGTTATTATGGAGTATTTACAAACGAAAGAGGGGAAACGCTTGTAGGCAAAACCGCCACTAACGCGGCTTGCGCTTATGGTTTTTTGAATTATCAAAACGCCCCGCGGAAAGTAACGTATCACATTACCCGGAACGGCAATATTATTTTTGACTATATAACGGTTCTGGCGGAAAAGGAGATTGCAAAATGAAATGGGGTAAACTTACGGCCGAACGTCGTAGCGGGATGAGCGCCGCTGCCTGATGGAAATGCTCAATATTAAAAGAGGGCACGCGCCCGAAATACAGAAAGGAAGTTTTTACATGAAACACACGCCCACAACCTACGTACAGCGCCGCACATACACTCTCGAATACGCCGCGGCGGACTTTGACGAGAAAAAAGTAGCTTTCAACAACGACTTTTACACGCTTCCGGACTATTACGTTCGCAAAGCCCTACTTAGTGACGCAATGTTTTGTCTCGACTGTCAATGCAATGGCTTCCCTACAGACGTTCGGCTCATTCCGTCCAACACTGCCGATACGTTCGACGTTGATGTGATTTGGGAACGTTCAGTTTAAACATAGTCGAAACGGGCGTTTTGCCCGTCTCACGGAAATGGCCTCCCGTGACTGATGAGACAGGCCAAATAAAGGGCTGGCCCGGCCGATAAGGGCAGAAAGGAAAAAGCTATGAAAAACATCACTAGAACCATTCGCACGCTGACCGTCGAGTTTCCTGTTAAGTCCGGAAACGGGTTTGTTGCGCGCACGGAAAGCGTTATCGACATGGGCGCAGCCGCTATCCGGGCAGAACTCAAAAAGCGGTGCGCCGCCGCTGACGTTAAGTTTCTCGGCGAATATGAAGTTGTCAGCGCTGAGGAACGCACGTTCTCCATGCCTATTGATATGTTCGCCGAATACGCGAACGTTATCGACTAACTGAGAAAAGCCATAGCTGCGCTATCGGCTACACGGGCAGAAAGGGGAAAAAAGAACATGAATAATATCGTTATTAAAGGCCGTTTCACCGCTGACCCCGAAATGCGCAAAACTACGAACGGCGTTCCCGTTGCAAATTTTACTGTAGCTGTTGACCGGGCGTTCAATCGTGATGAAACGGACTTTTTCCGCTGCACCGCGTGGCGCTCTACAGCTGAATTCGTGAATGAGCATTTCAAGAAAGGACAGGAAATTCTTCTTAGTGGCGAAATGCGTTGCGACGTTTGGCAGGATGAGGGTGGCGAAAAGCATTCGTCGTGGAATGTTCAGGTCACAAATGCTGAATTCTGCGGAAGCAAGCCACAGTCTGCTGATACGCCCAAAAAGAAAACCTACAAGAAGTAATCAAACTAGCGGGCGCGTGTAATCTACATTCGCCCGCTTCATGTTAAGATTGGAGTGCATAACCATGAAAACGTTCCTTGAATACCTTATTTGTTCCGCTATTGGCGCGCTGCTTGTGGCCATTTGTGTGTTCGTTCCTATGTTGATGGGTTGGTGATGGGCTTGTCGTCTTGTAAATACGCAAAGTCGTGTTTTGAGTGCCCATTTCCTGACGTCCCGCCACGGTGCTTGTCAAACTTTGACGCAAGTGAGTATAACGACGCAATCTATATTTTCCGCAAAAACCGTAACATTCAACCGTTCCCGCGCGATAAACTTGGAGAGCACGTAGAGATTAGCGCCGTTATGTCGGAGGACGACAACATTTTGAGGTTGTCTATTTATTATGATAAGTTCCTTATGGGCTATTTGGACGCGGGCTGGCGTTCGTTACAAAGAGCGATGCGCAGTAAATCGAATGTGTACTTTTCGATTGGCCTTGAAAAATCATTAGGGACTAAACGCGCTTATGAAATCATTCGGGAGTGCTATAAATACTGCTATGGCATTGGTAATCTTATGGCCCGCGCTATTGATTGTACGAATGGAGATATTATCGCACGAAAGGTAAAAGATGAAATCAGCAAAAACGAATATTATGCGATTTTCGATGTTGTGAGATCAAAGAAAGGATTTACTATGGTATGATTATCGATATAAATGAAGATAACATTAGATTACTGGCAGATACCGGCTGTCCTAGAAACCTGTGGGGTATCAATCATGACTTTTATTGTATTCTTCAAGATGACGAGGCTTATTATGGGCTATATAATGGTTCTGTCATAGATACCTGCCGCGCCTGTTGGTTGAAGTGGCTCTCTAAAGAAAGTGAGGATAATCGTGAAGAATAATTCTTATGTTTTCATTCCCGCAGAAGATTTTATGGTGATAAGTGAACGGTGCTGCCCACCTAATATGTCAGCTTGCAATTGTAGTTGCCTTGTTTGTGCGGATTATATAGACACAGATTGCATTGATTGCCGTCGAGAACGCCTAAATGGGGGTGGAAGCAATGGGTAAGTATGCCGCGAATAACCCTTCTTATGTTTATATTCCCACGGATAAACTTGTGGAGATAATCGAGCACTGTTGTCCGCCTTGCGTGACAGTTGACCATTGCAGTCGGCTAGCTTATGAAGATTGCGACGGCCGGACTTGCCTTGAATGCTGGAAGTCGTGGCTAAAGGACGGTGAATAACAATGGCGCGTAAAAGAAAACCCTTAACAGAATGGCAAAAACAAGCCAAAAACTTCAAGGCAAGAATTCGATATTCCGAGAAAAAAGGGTATAGCGTATCTGAACACGCCCGTTATGCAGCTGAACATATCAAAGAATATACTGCCGAAGAACTAAAGGGCTTTACGCATGAATACATCCGTGAAATTGATAGCATTTCGGAAGCTCAGTTGACTATCGAAAATTACCGCCAATTCCTTAAAGAATTTATCACCCCCGGCAAGAAGTATGAATCGCAAGGGGCGTATTTGCTCTTAGCGTGGTTCAATTCGTTACTTGATACGCGAAGTGTAAGACAAGTTGCAGAAATGATTAAGCGCGGCCTTGAAGAAGATGGTCTGCCCGACTATTCCGTGAAATACCGCGAACATGACGCTCTTGCCTACATCGGTAAAATGCAGGCATGGTTGCCCGAAGAGATGCGTTTGTCAGACGAACAAATTTATCGCTATGCAAATGACTATGATAGCATTGATTGTGGCGAATTTTACGATGACTAAAAAGAAAAAACAGCAGATTGAACCACGGGTTATTGTTCCCCGCTATGCCTGTGATTTTGAAACAAGCGTTTTCGAGGGTCAGGAATATACGGAAGTTTGGTCTGCTGCGTATGTCGAAATAGGCGGAAAGTCAGAGCAAGTAACTGTTTGTAAGTCAATCAGTGAATTCTTCGACGATATGTTTTCACATGATGCCCGGCGCCAAATCCTATACTTCCATAACCTGAAATTCGACGGCGCTTTTATCCTTGACTATTTTATTTCACAACTAGGTTGGAAACAGGCATATACTCATACCGGCGAAAGCCAATTTGAGGGAACAGTCTGGGAAAACGACAAGGAAATGTCAGCGAAAAGCATTAAGTATATGATTGCTGACAAACAAGGCGTGTGGTACAGCATCGTAATTAAGGGCGCTAATGGCAAAATTATTGAAATTCGTGATAGTCTAAAGTTGCTGCCACTATCGCTTAAAAAGTTGGGTGAATCATTCAAAACAAAGCACCAGAAACTTGAAATGGAATACAAGGGTGAACGTCATGCGGGCGGCTTCATTAGCCCGGAAGAATATGATTACATAGCAAACGACGTGCTTGTTTTGAAAGAGTGTCTTGAAACAACATTTGCAGAGGGTCACACCCGCCTGACCATTGGTTCGTGCTGCTTTGATGAGTGGAAGAAAACACTAGGAGGGGATTCCATTTACAAAGAGGAATATCCTAATTTGTGGCAGCGCCATATTGATGAAGAAATATTTGGTTCTCCGTGCATTGGCCGGTATATCCAGCGGGCATATAAAGGTGGATGGTGCTATGTAAACCCAAAGTTTGCCGGGAAGCCGCAAGCCAAAGGCTGCACATTCGATGTGAATTCTTTATACCCGTATGTTATGCACAGTATGTCCGGCAATGAATATCCCGAAGGTTTGCCCAGCTTTTGGCGCGGTAATTACATACCGGAGTGCTGCACATTGGGTGTGAAAAAACGAGACGGCAGTAGGTATAAGCCAGATTATTATTTTATCCGCTTCAAATGCCGGTTCAAACTGCGGCAAGGTTATTTGCCCACAGTGCAAATTAAAGGCAACCCATTGTATAAAGGCACGGAGTGGTTGAAAACGTCCGACGTGTATAACCCACGCACAGGCATATATCATTCTACCATTATAAACTGCGACGGTGAAAAAGTAAAACCATTCGTGACGCTCACAATGACTTGTTCTGATTATGAACTATTCCGCGAACATTATGACGTGTTTGATTTAGAAATTCTTGACGGGTGCTATTTCCAGACAAGGAAAGGAATATTTGACCAGTATCTTAACAAATATAGAGAGATTAAGGAAAACAGCACAGGCGGCATCCGGTATCTTGCTAAGTTATTCTCCAACAATCTATACGGCAAAACCGCGGCGTCACCAGACAGCAGTTTCAAAGTAGCTTACGTAAAAGATGATACGTCTATCGGCTTTTATCCGAATTACGCACAGGATAAGACTCCCGGCTACATTGCTATCGGTGCCGCAATCACAAGCTATGCCCGGTGTTATACTATCCGTGCCGCGCAAGCTAACTATGAACACTTTTGTTACGCCGACACTGACAGCATCCACCTGAATTGCAGTCCAGAAGAAGTGAAAGGAATTACAGAGCACCCGCGCACATATGGCTGCTGGAAATGTGAAAGCGAATGGGATTACGGCCTGTTCCAGCGACAGAAAACTTATGTTGAGCACGTGGTGAAAGAGAACCACGAAGAAGTGCAGACGCATTATGACTTGAAATGCGCCGGTATGCCTCAGCGTAGCAAGAAACTGTTCTTGCAGTCGTGCGGCGAAGATGAGGGCATCGAGCCAGAGAACGATATGGAAAGAGAATTTCTGTCTGGGCGGAGAAACATCGAGGATTTCAAGGCCGGGCTGTGTGTTCCGGGCAAGCTGCGCCCAAAGAGAATTCCGGGCGGCATTGTTCTTGTTGATACAACATTTCAATTTAAGGAGGGTTAATATGAGAATTACTGTCCCTAGTTGGCATGCACCCCGTTGTAAATGCGGGCAGCCAACGGAGATACATTTGTACGCGTACAACCGCGAGATACGGGTAAAATGCCACTATTGTGGGCGTGAACAAAGCGCTCACCTTGGCGGCGAAGTTTATTCATTGACTTTAAAAGACATTATGGATATGGCGCTTTGCCTTGTATGATAAAAAATTACACCCCCTACCATACGATAGGGGGTATAACTATATCTAAAACACCGCTTGCTGCTGCGCGGTCGCTAATACCGATAACCTACGTCGAGCTGGTTTTACCCAGTAGCCTCTCGTCGTGGCACAACAGGGACGCGGTGCAGATACCTCAACAGGAGATTGTTTTCACGAGGGCTTCTTTGCTTTCAAGGTTTTTGAACCTGAATCTGCCCATTTCAAACTGGTGTCTCAGCAGTGCAATGAGGCTATCATAACCGCCGCCGAGAATATAGTCAACATCATGGTCGTCTGTGTTAACTGTGATTTTCATTGGATGCGTATGGTCAACAGATGGCGAACAGTAAAGCATACTTCCAAACTTATTTGCTTCCGGGTATTCTCTCACGCCATACTCATTCCCGTGATATTTAATAGTGCATAGGTACACATTCTTGCCAGTCATTTCTTCTACAAACGCCTGATTGTCACTAAGATATTTACCGCTATCGGAGAATCCGATGTATGCGGTTTTGCTGAACGCCTTAGAGAAACCGCTTTCGGTCTGCGCCTTTGCGGCGCTTTCATTGTAGCCCTGTTCCAGCACGAAACCATGTCCGCGCATGAACTTCACCTTATCATTCAGTCTGCTGCTGATTCCCATAGCAGAGTAATACGGATTCAGAACAGTAACCGGGTTACTAATCATAATCACAGGCACGTATCTGCTTTGTTCTCCGCCGCCTCTTGCAATCGACTTGTGAATTGAAATAAACTTATTCATTTCATTGGGGCAGTACACCCCGGTTTCGCTTTGGAACTCGTCGAACAACAGAACAGTCGTGTCATTTAGGTAATGTGAATATTTTTTAACCTGCTCGGCGGAGTTGAGTGCCACGGCATAACCGCAACACTCAGCTTCACCACCGTCTTTTGCAAGCATCAAATGGACAAAGGCTTTGCTTTCAGACATTTGCTGCGTGAGCGTATACCCCGGAAAGAACAGTGCCCCAATTTCCTTGAAGAACTTCTCGGCGCAGTCTTGAAGCTCATACTTATACCTATAGATAAGGCAGAACTTCCCCTTGCCTCTTAGATACCTGCGTACAACATAGCGGTTGAACCATGTGGTTTTGCCCGCGCTTCGGTTGCTTGTACAAATATAGATTTCGGGCTTGTTCCCGTCAATGTCTAGCAGACTTAGCAGCTTTGTGCCATCATAATACTTGCTTTCCATTTTGGCTTACTTCCTATCCATATAGCGCTTCATTACAACAAGCGCTCTAAGCAGAGTTTCATTCAGGTTAAGATCGCCATTACCTACACCACCAAGAGCACCGCAATCGCAGAGAGCCTTGATAGTATCTTTCCCCCAATCGGGAACTTCATTCAGATTGTGATAAACCATTTCATCTTCCTCACTTTCAGGTTTAGTTTCAGGTTCGTCTTTATCATCAGCAAGCAGCGAATAATTCGGTACACCGTACCCGCGCACGTAGCGGGAGTTGACAATCAAATTCCGTCTGCCAACCGCGTCGCCCTTGTTTCCCTCAATAACTGTGATATTGTAGCCATTGCAGGTTTCCACAATACCAACATGGTCTGGCACCCCGGTACAGTCGCCGTGGCCGCTATCATCCCAGTCGTAAAAGATAATGTCACCCGGCTTCGGCACATAGTCGTCGCGCTCTTCCCAGCAGTTGGCGAACATATATTTGGTAATCATTTCAGGGCAAGAACACTCCGGGAATACAATGCGGGAAAATCCCGCAATGTACCCCATAGCGCTGACGAATGTAGCGCACCATGCGTCGCTGTACTGCACTTTGTAGCCCCGTGGTCTAGGCTGATTTTTGTTGTAGATATCAATAATTTCCTGCTTCTGCCCGTTATAGCTGTTCGCTCCCATGTAGGCACGGGCAGTTGCAACGAGAATTTCACGAAGGTCAGCAGTAGTCATGCATACTCATCTTCTTTCATAATAATCATGTTACCATCCATCCTTTTTGATAAGTTGTTAATTAGTTAGAGCTAGTGTTATCAACTAGATACCACCCGCTAATCGTGGCATAGGACGTTACAGCTCCCGGCGCGTCTTCGGTCAGGACTATGCCAAGCAAACCATTTTCGTTAAGATAGGCGGGGGAAACCATAGACGTGGGAGAAAGGCCGCTCACGGACTGAACAAAGAATTGTGCAGGAAACCCAACCTCAATTTTGGGTAGAAGTGAGATTCCGTTAATCAGGGCAGAAACGCTCATGTCGATGCCTATAACACTTGCAATGTCAGCGTCCTCAAAGCCGGTAAGCGTCAAGCTAAAATAAACAGCATCAAGCCCCGGAAAATAGTATAAGTATTTGTCGCTAATTGTAACTTTTCCGGATTTTGAAACAATTACCGTAGGCGACCACCGTTCTGACGCGTCGCTCCTCATCCCGCCAACCTTAATCTTTGAACCGTATACAACGCCGTCTGCGAGTTTATCGTCAGTCACGGCCTTATCACCAAGTTTCTGTGTAGTAACTGCGCCGTCTGCGAGTTTATCGTCAGTCACGGCCGCATTATCAATTTTTGACGTAGTCACAGCATTATCCGCGAGTTCATCTTCAGACACGGCCGCATTACCAATTTTTGACGTAGTAACGGCGCCGTCTGCGAGTTTGGCATCAGTGACAGCCCTGTCCGCAAGTTTCTGTGTGGTCACAGCACCATCCTCGAGAGAAACGGTCGAGGGCTTTTGCATTTCCCACTTGTGGCCATTAACGGACAGAATCTTTCCACTGTCGGAGTCGTCCGGGTTCGGGCTTGGGAGATAGGTCTCATACAAATACACAGTAGCAGAGCCAGGCTTAGTAATACTCAGCGTGACAGGAGAATTACCAACTGTACCTGTAAAAATATAGACACTGTCATTACCTGCTGACACATAGCCAGTATTAAACGAAACAGACAAGCCGGTAGTGCTGTTGGGCAAAGTAATATTGAATTTCATCGGCTTGTTCGCCGCAAGGTTCGCAAGAATGGAATCAAAACTTTCGTCAAAAATAACCGTCCATTTTGTCGCGCCTTCTGACGCATCGTAGCCCAAGGATGTAACTTTGGTAGAAGTTACAGTAATGGGGTCAAATTCCTTCACCCCATACTTCCATGCCGCGTCATTAACATGAGCAGAAAGCTCGATAATGCGAACAAGCATTTTATCGGAAGCCGTATCGTAATTGGACGTGACGAAAGTAAACGTCATGTGATTATCGCCGTACATATCAAATGTACCGTTCCAGTAATCTGCATTATCGACTGTATCAATCAAGCGAACAGGCAAGTTCTGATAGTCCTTACCATGGAAACCATGGAAGTTATTATAATACCGCGCTACACTTGCGGGGTCGCAATCTTCGGCCGCTTCAATAATGTCTCCGGCCTTTCTAATAAACCGGAAACCTTCATATCTCTGAAAATCAAACAGTTCAGTGCCGAATGTTTCAATCTTCCACGTATTTGCATCCTTGTCACCGACAATATTTACTATATCAAAGATTTCGCTAGGAACATAGTCGCGCCGTCCCGCGTGAGGGTCGGGCATAAAGGTAATTCTAACCTCACGTTTAGCCGTGGAATTGTCATAAACAGTCGCCACGCTAGAGCCAAGTTCAAGCGCATTGTAATTCAGTCTAGCGTTTACGCCGACACAAAGTTTGCTTGTAACGCTAGCTGCATCGAACATCCTGATAAAGTCTGCTGGGGTGATATTAGCTGTTACAGTTTCACCGTCCGCTGTGGCAGTAAAATTAACAATACCCTCGGCAGAGGTATACGGGGTGTTAATCTCGATAATCTGCAAACCCCATTTCTCATCAAGAGAAGCCGCAGAAGCGGGCGGAATCGTGATTTTTGCAATTTTCTGACGAACGGCGTAGTCTCCTTCGCTGTCGTAAGCTGTACTGATAGGGACGATAATATTAAAGTCATCAAATGATGCATTTTCCCAATTTGGGGCATTATAGCCGCATGACGCAGCATATACTATATTTCTACCTTCATCGGTGGTTTCCAATAGGGTAACAATCATGTCCCTATCTGTTACCCACTGACGCAATTCGTCTCTTTTCGGCATGGCTAGAACAGGCTTAGCATTATGCGGAGGCGTACCGGCAAAAGCCATGAAATGAATTTTTGCGTTTGTGCTTTCAAGGGTTTTCAGGCGGTCGTTCAGAAGAGCATCTGCCTTTTGTCTATCAGCGATTTCGTTAGTCAAGCCCTCGTTAAGTTTATTAACCGCGTCGCCCGTAGTATTAAGCTGACCAACTACTTTACAAAGGGTTTCGTAGTAACTCATGCTTTCGTCATACACAAGCGGGAGAATGGGCTGACAGTAAAATCTCATGGTATTCAACATATTAACTGTGTCCATAATTTCACTCCTTTACCAGATGTTCATAAATTCATTTGAAAGGTCGCCAATCATTCTGCGCTCAATGTTGATAAGCGTATTAGCAACATCTTTCATGAGTTCAATTCTAGCCTTGCCGCCGGATTTGCCTTTGACTGTCTCTGTGGTATTAGCTTTACGGTCGGATGTTTCATTGTGCGTTTCTGTGTTGCCGTTCTTCTGGTCAATCAATGCGCGACGGGCATAGGACAGGTACGCCATGCCCGCAGCGTCCTCGGCAGGTTTCACGGACACGAGGCCATTCTGCGGCGTGTCGCTGTCGAGGTTGTAATTATCGGCAGTAATAGTGTTATTATTCGTGCTGCCGCCGTTCGCCTTGTCGTTATAATCACCAGTAAACGCTCTGACAAGGTCTGTGTCCCCGTAAAGTGCTTCAATATCCTCAGCAGTAAAATCACGAATACTGTTGAACGTAGACTTGACAAGCTGTGTATAATACGGCGCAATTTCGGCAAGCTGCTCATTCATGTGGAAAACCCAAAGCGCCGCCGTTTCCCACCCGATTTCTCTGGTATAATAGTGGGCGAGAATACGCCTACAAATATAATATGTAGTGGGTTCGTCAACAAATTCCCACTGGATAACGCTACGCTTGAAGGGAGAATCTTCTCTACCCGTGCTGCCAATGGGGAACATTTTGGGGGCAGCAATGCCAATGATTTCGTCTATGGTTTTGGCAGTATCACCGGCAAGCGATTCACAAATGAATCTTACTTGCGTTGTGTATAAACTCATTCTTTTGGTTCACCCCCGCCGTCAGAGTTCGGGTCAAGCCAGTCATTAACAGTGTTTCCATCGTCGTCGGAAATACCAGACGTATAAAGAGAATTAACAGAAACTTTAATATTAAGCCCGAACATTTTATTGATTTGCTCGGCGGCTTGCTGACGTGCTTCTAGCTTTGACATTCGGCAAGCGGATGTGCCAGCAGTTGCCTGTTGAATTTCATCTGTGACAAGGCGCTCACGTTTTGAAATCGTAAGGTTCGGAACACCTTGCATTGACAAAGCCTCGTTCCAGATTTCGCGTTTAAGGTCTTGCAGTTCTGCCGCCGTATAGGGAACGCCGGGATTAAGCACCTGAATGTTATTCAGATTCAGGTCTTTGTCACCAAAAATAATGGGGACGTTCCCGTCGTACTGCATCATGAGATTCTTAAACGTCAAACGCTGAGATTCGGGGCACGTAACAATGACCGGGGTTTTTTGCGCTGCTGCGTTAACATCAACATCGCGGTCAATGTTTTCGAGGCGGTGAGCATAAACCCATGCTTCATAAGCGGACGGAAGTCTAAGGCGGTTATTCCAGATAAGAACAGAATTAGTATTGTCCAGCTTCCATTGGTTCTTGCCAACGCTTGAAGCGTATGCCACTCGGTTTATTGGCGTATTATATACATCAAACGGTCCATTCGCCATTACGCGCAATGCAAGGTAGCCTTGCTTGTCGTAATCTTCTTTACCTTCAAGACGCGCAGCTTCTGAAAGAACATCATCTTTGAAGAAAACGGCACAGCCCGTGGAAAACAGGCACAACTCCAAAAAGCGCGGGTCAACGCTCGGCGGGAGATTTTCCCACGTGAACAATGAGGTCGAGATTTCCGTTAGCTTGTTGAAGTAAAACTGATACCGGGTTGTGTTATCGTAGGCCGTTTCCCAAAACTGGCGCGAGTGAGAGCCTTTAGGGTTTCGGTATGGTTTACTCAAATTGTTATCACCTACTTACAGTGAATTATCAAGCGAGTAGTTTCCTACGCGCGTAAATGGGTTTCCGGCAGACAGGTCAATGCAGCGCCAGAAAGTAATGCCCCGGTCATAAATCTGCACAAGCGCGGCGGTCGCGTCTGCGGGCGCACTGCCTGTAAGAGTACAGCCACAAGTCTTGACGTAATTCCACGCTTTTCTGCCGTTGCGGTTGGGGACTTTAAGACGGTTCGTCTTGTAACCGAACATGGAAAAGAAATCGTCGATGATGCGGGCGAACTGGCCTTGAATACGGTAGGGCATATAGTGGAAGCCTTGATAGCCCATAGCGCAAAACACACTAGAGGACTGCTGACCGCGAGCGTGATTTGGCTGAGTTGAAGCTGTCTTTACCTGCGCGACGAGGTTGATGGTTTTACTTAGAACATCACCAGAAGCGGCTGTATTTACTTCTGCCAAATTCTGTTGAGCTGCCATCTGATTGGCATTAGCCCCAGCAAATTGTGAAACATTCCCAGCCTGAGCCGCTGCACTAGTGGCGGCACTAGCCAAGCCTACGCCAGCAACTGCTCCTGCCACTTGCTTGACGGTATCAATAGCAGTATTAGCAACTCCGGCAGCAATCACATATTTATTCTGCGCAATCCACGCTTTGAAAGTATCAACATTCCAAGCGCACTGCGGGAAGCCGCCCATAATAAGAGATTCCTGAAAGTTTGTTGGAAGCCCCTTATAGTTAGCGGGAATAGATGCGCATTCAAGATTTCCGTTTACTACGCCAACAATGTTAAATGTTGGCTTCCTATTTGAGAAGTATTCATAAGCATAGTTCGCCGCATTGCCTTGAAGATTATCGACATACACCCCGCAAAATGGAGCAGTATATAGTTTATTGTTTTTTGGCCTGTAGCCGTCAAACGTGCCGGTGAAAGCTGGAATAGAATCAACAGTATGCGGGACAAGGCCGGTAGCCAAATCGCCGGTAATTGACCAATTCATGAAAAACTTCGGGTACATCGTAATACTAACAATGCCGTCCGCTTTATTTGCTTTCGTAGCAGCCTCAATAATAGCGTTCGCTTTTTCAGTACAAGCTTTAGGGTTGGCTGGGTCATATTCGCAAAGATTCTTTGTCAGGCCGCTATAAATGCCACTATCCACGCCGCCGACGCCGCCGGTAGAAGCATCTTTAATGACCCACTTGTTATCTTCATAAACGGCTTTCCATGTAGCTAGAATACAAATTACATAATTAGTTTTTAAGAAAAGATTCGGAAAATAATCAGCATCATACACATATTCGCCAAGTTCAAAAGATTCGGGGATGAGGTTGTCACCAATCGCGTCAGTCATGGCATGCTCACGCTCAACAAAGCACTGCTCAACATTAACGTCGAACAAATACGTCTGCATGGGGTCAATCGTATAGTAAATGCGCGAAGTGGTATTACTGATATATTCAACCTGCGTAATGAACGCATAAAACCATTTTTCTCCATAACCGGTATTACGGAACATCAGGTAATTGCAGCCGAGCAGTTCATCGACAGTTTTGTCCAAGGTAATGTATGGCCTAGGATAACGCTGATATGAAACTTTATCAAAATAGAAAGCAAGAGCATATGTAGTAAATGCCGTAGCTTGCTGGTCTGCGCTATCAAACCAAATGGTGTGGTCGTATGACGGTTCAAGAGGGACATTCTTTAGAATGAATACCTCTGAATTCGGAACAATCATCGACATGAAACCACCTGCCTTTAAGAAATTTCCCGCCTACCCGCCCGACCACTATTTAACGCCGTGGCCATTCGTCTGTAACTTAGTTACTTAACAGTAACTTCGCACGTCGCTTTCTTCATTTCGTCGAAAGCGGAAGCCGCAGTAATCGTAGCGGACGCGGACTTTGCGTCTGCATCAACCGTAACAACACCAGCGGCCGAAACCTTAACATCCGCTGCACTACTCGTCCACACAACCGTCTGCGGGGCAAAGTATTCAGTAGCAACCACAGCGGAAAGCGAAACGCTACCACCCTTCGGAACAGACGCGGTAGTCGGGGACACAGTGACGGAAGTGACAGACGGAGTGCCCGGAACAAACAGGACAGAGTTAGCGAACGGGGACACCGAGAACGTTTTCCACACGTGGTAGAAATAGTTCCAGTAAAGACCCTGACCGTTATACTGCTCAGTGAACTGCGTCAGCATATCGAACACCATAAACCAATCCTTATCGACAATAACTGCCGGGATTGCGTTAAGAGCAGTAAGCTCATCCTGAGACGGTTCGTGATACGTCGGGTCGCCAGCAAAGATTTCACCAAGGCGGGCAATGTCAAGGTCGCCGAAACCGTCAATCAGAACTCGATGACCAAGGAACTCGGCCTTGTCCATATTGAACGCAGAAGCAAGGACGTTCACGTCCATAGTCGCATCGAACACAGAGTTGACAATCATGTACTGGTCGCCCTTTTCGGTGAAGGTGCGGACAGCCGCCGGGTTGTAATCGCTGTTCATGAACGTCAGCTTATTGGACACGCCCTTAACGGTGGTGACAATAGCTTTCGCATTTTCAGCAGTAACGGTCGGGACGGTGACGGGGTACACACGGCCATCGAGAATGTGACGGGCAAGCAGGTACTTCATGACGAGGAACTCATCGTAGTTCGCGCCCGTATACATAGAATCGACGATTCGGGCGATAAGGTCAGTCACGCCGTCCCACGACAGGAACGCCTGTTTAAGCTGCTCCTGCGTAACAGTCGCCTTGTAGAACTTCTGATAGTTCATGATGTGGAACGCAGCGCGCACATCGGGCACGACACGCTTGAAAACTTCCTGCTCGGCAATCTCAGGGTTGAACTCCTGAACCTTTGCAATATTGACGAAGATTTCCTCAATGGACTCACCGTATTCAAGAACGCCTTTCTTGAAGAACGCAATGGGGTTAGAGTACATCTTCGACGTGAGCATAACGCGGCCGATGCGGTTAACCAGAGCGTTCAGGAATTCGTTCTGGAGCGCCGGGTAATCCATGATAATTGCACCAATCGTGCGAACGGATTCAACGTCGTTTACGTCAGCTTTGGGGACATAATTGCGATAATCGACAGAAGCGTTATTGCGGATAACATTCAGAATGTCCGCTGCGGACGTGGTGAGCGTCCTAATCTTAGGCTTAACAGGCATAAGCATTTACTCCTTTCAAGAAAACAAGTCGTCATATTTTTCCGGAGATTCATCTTCATCGGGTTCATCTTCCGGAAGTTTGGGGTCTGCCGAAGAATTCGGGGTGAGAAAACGGTCTTTGTATTCCTTCACCACGTTCTCATACTTTTCTTTGTATTCGTCACGCTCCTGCTGCAACTGCGGGTTAGACATTTCGTCAAACGTAGTCATAAGGTCAGAAACGTCTTTGAGCGTATCTTCATCGTCGGCAGTGGCATACTTACCGATAATGGTCTGAAACTGTTCACGGGTTAGCACATTAAAATTCCTCCTTAATAGAATCGAGCATATGGATTTATCATCATCCATAATGGCATTGACTTTGACTTTTTGGGAACGGGCTGTGGGGCTGGAAGATTTGTTAGGTAGGTATACCATTTGTCAGCATTGGACATACGAATATCTCTGGTTGCGTTCCACGATGCTATATCAGGGCGCTCATACTGAACAAACCAAGCGTCGGCAAGAGTAGCGGGGGAATCAGTTGAGTGAATGAACGTTTCCCAAGTATATGTGTAAGACGGAAAATATGGATTGTCGCCAAACTGGTAATTCGTATCATACTCAAACTTGATGCGATTTAATTCCATGTCGCCGCATAGCGCCGGGTCGTCCCATCCATCGCCCGCCCAATCGCTAAACTTCGTGCGGGGTGTCCATTGAACAAGGCCGTAACCTGCCTTCGGATTGCCAAGCGCGAAACCGACTTCCGTTTGTGCAGGATTAAGCTGGGATTCATGCTGCATATTGCCAAGCATACCAGCAACAGCGTTGACTGACCAACCTAAAGCGCCAAAATAATTCCAGATGATGCGTGCATTGTTTCGCATTGCATCTGCTGTCATTTTGCCAAGCTCGTTAGTGTAGTAAGCTACCCACTCTAACCCCTCAGAGGCCATACTTGCGTAATCGGGTAAACAGTAGCCACGAATAGACTTCTGGTCTACGGCGCGTTCTGTCAGCTTAACAGAGTCGCCGTTATTTCCCTCAATCACAGTGAATGTGTTACTAGCTGTGTCAACTACTCCGACAATACCACAATGGTCTGGTTGCCCTTGATTGTCACCAGAACCGGAGTCGTCCCAATCGTATTGAATAATGTCGCCCATCTGAGGGACGTAAGCGTCATTTTCTTCCCATCGGTTAACGTTCTGATATAGCGTTACCATGTAAGGGCAAGAGGCTGTCGGAAAAATAATCTCCGTTAAGCCTAAAGCAATGCCGACGTATGAAACGAACACTGCACACCATGGTGAAGCATAAGTAACGGTCGGGCCTCCTACATCTGTTTGGTAGCTATTATAGGCGTCAATTATTTTTCTATAACTGCCGTCGTATTCATTAAGGCCGATACACGATTGAGCGAAAGAGTAAACTGACGTTCTCAGTTCTTGCTCAGTCATTTAATCGTGAGCGTGTTGATAAGAGACTGCATGACAGAAGTGTTGTTGTTGATAGCAGTAGAAAGCTCTGAAATCTCTGCCTTGTACTCCTTCGTCAGATTGCTAATCTCTTCCTTGTGATATTCCGCAGATTTGTTGACGTAGAAAAACATGATAAGACAACAAGCAATAGGAAAGCCCACATTGGAAATAAGCTGAACGATTTCATCCATACACTTTCACCCCTTTCTTACACTACCATTTTAACACAGATCCGGGCTTAGGTCAACTGTGAAAAATTGGAAAGGCCGGGGCGCTGGTTGAAACTGGAAGCAAGGGGGTGCTTTCCCGTATATACCCC